AAGAGAGCGGTTAAATCTTTTCAATGTTGACGAGCAGATAGAGCGCGTAGGACTTGATCGCCTAGACATTTTGCGGCGTGAAGAGGAGGCAATTCTTATACGCCGTGATACTGAAATCAAACTTTTAGAGCTCGCACGACAAGACGCCCTAAATAAGAACAAGGTAAAGGCAGACGAAGCTCTTATTAACGAGCTGCATGATGCCCGCATTTCAAAAGTCAATAAAACCGCAGCATTAGCTAAGGAAGAAAATAGCGCTCTAATCCAGCGCATTACACTGGAACGCGAACTGACAAAACTTGCTGGCGAACGTGAAACTGAGGACATCGGCATCGACCTTAAACGCCAAGTCGAGGCAGTAAACCGCCGCATCAGCAACCCGTTTGGTGGCCAGGATTCGGAAATGCTGGAGCTACGCATTCAGCAAGTACAAAGACAGGAAGACGCATACCGCGCACTGGATCGACAGATTGCCGATGTAAACAGACGGCTTGAGGATGCCCCAGATAACGTGGATCTTAAACAAGAACTAGGTCTCCTAGAGGGGAGGAAGCGCAAATACGCAGAGCTACTTCCCATTCTCGACCAAGTCCAACAGGAAGAGCTTCGGTTGCAGCAAACGCTGCAGCAGCTTCAACCGTTGACTAACGCCCTCAGTCAGGGTCTGACAGATCTATTCACTGGTCTTATCGATGGATCGAAGAGTGCTCAGGAAGTCTTTGCCGACATGCTGAAAAACATGGGCCAGGCACTGATCAAACAGGGTGCGGTGATGATTACCCAGTACATCGCAATCGGAATCGCCCGTGCATTTGCCCTGAGGCAATCCCCAAGTATCGGCACCCGAGCAAGCGACTTCAACCTCCCAGGTTTTGGCAATCTAGAAAGCACCGGCGGTAACGTTTTTACAGGGTTTACCCCCCGCGCAAACGGCGGCCCGGTCTCCACTGGTACGCCCTATATGGTTGGCGAGCGCGGCCCGGAACTGTTCGTTCCAAGTAATTCAGGGACCATTGTTCCGAACAACGCCCTTGGCGGTGACGTTAATGTGGTTGTAAACGTCACTGAGACACAAACCGATACCCGAGGTAACGGTGCCCGCGCCAACCAAGTGGGTAATGCCCTCGCGGCGGCTGTCCAGGCTGAGATTATCAAGCAGAAACGACCCGGAGGACTCTTGGCGAACTGATGGCTACCTTCCCTTCCTATGACCCTGTCTACTCTGCTACAAAACAGAGTCGTCCCAACACCCGCAAGGTGCAGTTTGGGGATGGTTACGAGAACCGCGTTTCTTTCGGCCTGAACCAAAATCCGAAGGTGTGGTCGCTCACCTTTGACCTAAAGGACACCGACGCTGACATTGTTGAGACATTCCTAGACGCCAGGGCAGCCGATGCAGCCTCCTTCGATTGGACACCCCCTGGAACGACAACAGTATACAAGTGGGTGTGTGATGAGTGGTCACGAGAAATCTATTCTTTTGAGCGCAGTAAGATAAAAGCGGACTTCCGCCAAGTATTTGAGCCATGAGCACTATTGTCACTAGGGCTGGCAAGGGCTCACCACTCACTCACACCGAAGTTGACGCCAACTTCACCAACCTCAATACAGATAAAGCTGGCTACGTAGCTGGCGAAGGCGGCACAGTAACGCAGGCCACTAGCAAAAGCACAGGCGTCACGCTTAGCAAAAAGTGCGGTCAAATCACGATGAACGCAGCAGCACTTGCTGCTGACACAACCGTGACTTTCACACTGACCAACACCGAGGTCGTTGCTACCGACATCATTATTCTCAACCATGTCAGCGGAGGCAGCGCTGGGTCGTATCTTCTGAACGCTCAGGCTGGATCGGGTTCCGCAAGCATCAATGTCCGCAACATTACTGGTGGTGCGCTATCTGAAGCAATCGTAATTGGCTTTGCGATTATTAAAGCTGTAGTTAGCTGAACATGGCTTACGTTGTCTCCGGTTACTGGGATGTCGGTTATACCGACACCGAATCCAGTGCGGCGATAACTGGTGAGCTGCAGGGAATCAATCCGACTGCGATCATTGAGCTATTTCAGCTTGAACTAAACGCCAACCAGCACGGTGTAAACCAGACTTACTATTTCCACAGCGGCACCAAACCAGACACCGGCAATAACTTGATCTTTGGTGGGATACCATACATAGCCCTACCGATTGAAGCTGAGGGTTTTGCGTATTCTGGCCAAGGCAGTTTGCCAAGGCCAACGCTAAGGGTCAGCAACATCTTCAGCACGATTACGGCACTGCTAGCAACACTGCCCAACGGTTTAGAAGGTGCCAAGGTGACGCGGCTCCGCACCTTGGCGCGTTATATCGATGACGCAAATTTTGGTACGCTAGGATCAGAACTAACAACGCAAAGTGGAGACAGCCTGATAACTCAAGACGGCGTCCTCATAGTCGGCTTTGTGGAATCGGGGAATCCTTACGGCACGCCCGATCCAACTGCATTATTTCCTACTGAGGTCTATTACGTTGACCGCAAGTCAACCGAAAATCGAAACTTAGTCGAGTTTGAACTTGCCAGTGCATTTGACCTTGCAGGTGTTCGCGCACCCAAGCGTCAGTGCATCAGTCGTTGCCAATGGGTGTATCGATCTGCTGAATGCGGTTATACCGGTACTAATTACTTTGATGCCAACGACAATTTTGTAGCTGATTCATTCGAGGATGTTTGCGGCAAGAGGCAGAGTAGCTGCGAAGCTAGATTTGGTGAGAACAATGAGCTGCCATTTGGCGGCTATCCCGGTATTGGCACTTTCTTCGCATGACTTGGCGCGACGCTGCATTACAAGACGCTAAAGACCGCGATCCTTGGGAGTCAGTCGGTTTGGTCGTTGTCGTTAAAGGTCGTGAGCGGTACTGGCCATGCCGCAACATGGCGCACAACATGGAAAGCATGTTCGTGCTGAATCCTGAGGATTACGCTGCTGCATCAGACGCTGGTGAAATTATCGGCATTGTTCACAGCCATCCGCATACCGCACCAGTTGCCAGCGAAGCCGATCGAGTTTCAGCAGAAAAACACGGCCTCCCTTGGTACATCGTCAACCCACGAATTGAAACTTGGGGCGAATACTGCCCTTGCGGTTACAAGGCTCCTTTGATTGGTAGGCAATGGACTTGGGCTGTCAACGATTGCTGGACTTTGGCGCGTGATTGGTACGCAGAACAAGGAATCATGCTGCGCGATTGGGATCGCCCTGCAACACCAGAATTGTTCATGAATGCGCCGATGTTTGATGGTGCATGGGCTGCAACAGGATTTCGCGAATTAGCTGAAGATGAACCCTTGGAGCGTGGCGACTTGCTGCTAATGCAGATTAACGGCAAAGGCTTGAATCACTGCGCCGTATTTATCGGTGATGGGATGGTGCTGCATCACCTTGCAGGGCGGTTAAGCAGTAGAGATATTTACGGTGGCTGGCTACAATCGGTGACAGGGAGGCGGCTGCGTCATGTTGCGTAAGGTCAGACTTTACGGGCAGCTCGCCAAGTTCGTCGGTCGAACTGTATTAGAAGCAGACTTGAGCACTACAGCAGAAGTAGTGCGGATGTTAATTGCAAATTTTCCCGCACTAGAAGAACACATGGCTGATCAGCATTACAAAGTGCTGGTGGGCGAACGTGCATTGACGCTGGACGAGCTGCATTTTCCTGTTGGGCAGGAAGAGATCAAAATCGTTCCAGTAGTTGTCGGTGCTGGTGGTAACGCTGGTTTGACTATTCTTGCCGGTGTTGCACTAATTGCTCTGTCAGCCGTAAGTTTTGGCGCTGGTGGTGCATTCGCTGGTGCATTTGGCGTTACAGGCATCGCAGCTGGCGGCGCTGCTTGGGGATCGTCTGCATTGTTTTTTATTGGCGCAGGTCTTTTGTTGACCGGCATTTCTCAAGCTATCTCTCCAGTACCTGCAATCCCGCAAGGCCCAGATACTGAACAGGATCCCCGAAAATCTCAGTCATATTCATTTTCCGGCGTACAAAATACAAGCCGTGGTGGCACGCC